CTTTCTCTTACTTGTTTTATTTCATTTACATTATTACCACCTAAACCCCAAAAAAAGTGTATAGGTTTATCTTCATCTTTCCAACCTTTTTCAATAGCAGGAAAGATTTGATGTGATAAACAATCTGTTTTAGCAAGTTTGTGAGTTATAATCATACTTCATTTTCTCTTACCTCTATATTTAAAATTATCTATTCCTTTTCTAGGAACATAAACTGTAGTATGTTCAGGTTCTACATTTTCTGTTGGTTGTGTATAATAATAAAATGCTAAACTTCTTCTAAATTTTTCTTCAGGACATTGTAGAGGATCAGGATGTCCGTGCCAAGAAATTTCGGAAGTGTTAAATATAACTGTAGTATTTAATTGTGGAGATATAGACTTTTGTTTACTACCTTCAAATACATTATCCCATAGTTCTAATTGTCCTCCCCAATCATCTTTCCAATCTTCATTTAGATAAACTAAAACATTTAATCTTCTTTCTAATTTGTTTCTAGGATGTAAATTAAAATCTACGTGCATACTTAAAAAACCACCACGTCCTATTGTATGAGGTCCACCACCCTCGTATGTATCATCAGCAATTAAATCTTTAATTCCTGTCAATTCTTCTAAAAACGATAAAAAAGGTTTGTCGTTTAATTCTCTACAAAACTTTTGAGTTTTAGTTGTCATTAAATCTATTTTATTAGGTTCTCTAAAAGATAATTTTCTAACAGTAGTTTTTCCTACTTTGTCTTCCATATTTTTTTCCATAGATGGAAATTCTGATACTATTTCTTTTAGTCTATCGTTATCAAATAAATTATGTATTACAATATGAGGAAAAGGTTTATTGTTAATGTATTCTAAATGTTTTTCTTTTCCTAATTCTGAAGTGTACATACTATCCTTTCTTTTTACCTAACATTAAAATCTGTATGTATGACATTGCTTTTTCACAATCTGGTGATTGAAAATCTATTCCTTGATCTGGTTTTGGTCTATTATTATAAAATCTAGGAAATAAATTACTATTTACTTTTTTTGTTAAAAAACGCATATCTCTTTCAAAATTTTTATCGTCTGTTATTCTATAATTTTTATAACCACCGTATGTAGAAAAATATTGATCTGTAAATTCTATATTTTCAAAAAGTATTTGTATTCCTTTGTGATTGTATCTATAATAATCATTTGGATAACCGTGAAACTTCCAAACATAAGGTACAGTAATATAAATTTCACCATTGTCTGTCAATAAATTTTCTACATTTTTAGCAAATATCCAAGGTTTAGTAACGTGTTCTAAAACAGATGTACATAAAATAAAATCAAATGATTTTTCTTGTAGAGGTGATATTGTTTTACTTAAATCTGCTACAATATCAACATTTTTACCTTCTTCTAAATCTACACCTATCCATTCTTTACTTTTAATTATTGATCTCCATTGTTGATTATTACCATAATCTTTACTACCTATTTCAAGTACACGATTGTATTCTTTATTTACTTTATTAAACAAGTCTTTTTGTAACAAATCTATTTCGTTTATATTGCCCATTTTATTCTCCAAATGCAAATAAATGTTCTGATTTAGTTTTTAATACTTCAACATAATTGATTGATTTAAAATAATCAAAAATTTCTTGTCTGTCTATACCTTGTTTTGCTAAAATTTTACTTTTTATTTCAATTTGAATAAAAGGTTTATCTTTTTCAATAATCTTTTGAGCACCTTTAACAACCTCTATTTCATATCCTTCAGCGTCTATCTTTATATAATCTATTGGTAACATATCAAAACTGTCTAATCTTTTTATTTCTATTTCTAAATTACCTTGTTCACTAACGTGAGTGTTACCTGATTCAACAGGATTATATAATACTTTTACTTTTTTTTCTTCACTACCTAGTCCATAATTGTATAATGTATAATTATCTTTAATTACATTCTTTTTAAAACATTCTCTTACATCAGGTATAGGCTCAAAAGCATATACGTGTTTAAATTGTTCAGTTAAATCTTTAGACCAAAAACCTACGTGTGAACCAACATCTATACAGTTCGCTGTAATAGGTTTTCTTTTTTTTATATAATCTAAAATTTCTTGTCTTTGTCTAGTTTGATAACCACCATATTTCATATGTTCCTCAAAATGTATATCTCTATCTGGTACCCACCATCCTAATTGTATTTGTTTCATACTTTTAACCACCTACTGTTTTCTAATGTCCATTGAACAACTTGTTTAATTCTTTCTTCAATAGATACTTTTGGTACCCAACCTAATTGTTTCATAAGATCACCACTTAAAGCATATCTTAAATCGTGTCCTGGTCTACTACTATGAAAGTCTACCATTTCGTATTTTAGTTCTTTGTTTTGGGCGTTAGCAATATTCTGAGCAAGTTCTAAATTGTTCCATTCAACAGGTCCTACTAAATTAAATTTAGGACATTTTGCACCACCAAAATCTCTTGGCATTTTAGCAATCTTATCCTGGTTGTTTAATAAGAATAAACATCCATCTGCCACATCTTTTGCGTGTATGTAATGTCTGCTACCTGGAATAGTTTTAGTTTCATCACTATGTATTGTTACGGACTCACCATCTCTTGCTTTTCTAATAACCATTGGTATAAACTTTTCTGGATGTTGTCTTTCACCAAATACATTCATTGTGTGAGTAATGTAAATTGGCATACCATAACTATTTTCAAAAGCAACAGCTAATTCTTCACCACCTGCCTTTGTAGCAGAATATGGATTTGTAGAATTGTATCTATCTCTTTCTTGGTAATTAACACCTTTAGGTGCAGGACCAAAAACTTCGTCTGTTGAGAAGTAAATAAATCTTTCTAAATTTTTTTGTTTTCTACCAAAATTTAAAATGTTACAAGTTGCTACTACGTTATCTAAAACGAAACACATTGGATCCTCTATTGATCTATCAACGTGTGATGACGCTGCCATATGTATGATGTAATCAAACTGACCTAAATCAGCGGCAATCATATCATTTATTTCTGCTCTTAAATCGTGGTGTACTATTCTAACTCTCTTTTGAGTTTCTTTATCAAACTCGGTCATCATATCTGATATTCTGTTTAGGTTACCAGAATAATCTAATCTATCTAAAGATACAATGTCCCAATCTGTGTTTTGTAAAAAATGTCTAATTGTGTGATGTGCAATGAAACCAGCACCACCTGTTATTAATAATCTTTTCATATTTTATTCTCCAATTCAACCCACTTTTTGCCTATTGCTTCAGGTGAGTGGTTTAATTTAATATATTCTTGTCCTTTTTTAATCTTCTCAATTACTTGATCTTTATTATTTAGTGCCCATTCTAAAGATGATTTAAAATTTCTATCTGTATTCCAAATAACAAAATCTTTTAATTTTTCATAACTTGCAACTCCAGGATTTGTGATTACTATTCTACCTTGTTGTAATGCGTCTATAATTCTATTAGGTGATTTAAATAAAACATTTTGAGAATATGCTCTAATAGGTATTAAAACTATATCACTATTTCTAACTATATCACCTTGTTTTTCATAAGACCATTCATAAAATGCCATATTTTTAAAATCTTCAAAAGGTTTTCTAAATTTAGCATATCTTCCTATTGTAAAATGAAATTCTACATTTTTACCTAAATTATCTACTATTGATTCCCAATGTTGTTCTGGAAATGCTTTACCTGCTCCATAATGAGCAATTTTTATTATTTTATTAGGATTAAATTTAGGTTCTTCTCTATCTCTTTCAGTAGGATCATCTATTATAATCGCTTCTTTATTTGTATATGATTTAATTTGTTTTGCTAATTCTGGTGTTGTTGTTATAATTTTATTTGCATATTTCGAGGCATAATCATATAACTCTTTTTCTCTAGGCCATTTGTCATCACAAACGTCAAAAACAAATTTAATTTTTTTCTTTACTAAAAAATCAACTTCAGACTTTTTAGTTTTTTTTGCCATTACTATTATATCATCTATCGTTGCATTATTTAATTCACCAATTATACCATCTTGTTTTCTCATTCCTTTTAAAGGAACTAATGCTCTAAATCTACGTGAAGCTCTACCACCAGGATCGTTTTTAGGAATATAAAATTTTATGTTCATTATGTTTTTGTTCTCCTTGTAATTCTTCTACTAATTTATAAGCATATCCATTTGTCATTTCTAATCTATTAAATTGACAAGCACTCAAATAAAAAACGTGTTGTCTAATTTGCTCTTCATCTGCATAATATGGTTTATCTATATTCTTTAAACTCTTTTCTGCTAGATAATTACCTGCACTTGGACCTAATATAACAGCAGGAACACCTTCTATAATAGATTCAAAACCACCTATACTACTAAATGTTACAACACAATGTATATCATCTTTGTATAGTTGATCTATTAGTTTATTATTAGTTCTTCTAATAGTTCTACTTTTAGGTTTTTCTCTAATAATAATTTTTCTATCTGTTATTTCTGATAATTTTTTTTTTACATTATTCAACCACTCTTGTACTGTTATATTCCAATGTAAAAAAACTTTGTTTGTAGGTGGTACAATTAATATATTTTTACCTGTTCTTTTTTGTTTAGGTCTATAATTATTAAAATTTATATTTAAAATTTGTTTAAATCTTCTTTCTAAAATTACAATATCAGTTAATTCTTTTAATTGATTATAATTTAAATGATTTAATAATTGATAATTATTTT